TTAGTATTGTGTAATTTTATATATAGTATATTTGATTTATATTATAGTGGATGCAAAGGAGAATTTACAATTAGACAATTCAAATTAGAATTTTTTATTTTTTTATTTATACATTTAATATTAAGTTTATCTGGATTACAATTTCATGTACCTATCAACAACAATTATACAACAATAAGTATTTCACAAGAATATAGATTACACAGTATTTTGTTTGTTATACGAAGTATATTAATTATTCTTGTACTATATTTTTTAGGTAAAAATACATATTCACATATATTGATAATTGGTATTGTTTTATTAAATATGTATTGTGCAGATATAGCTACCTATTATTGTCGTGCAAAAGAAGAAAAAATAGGTTCTACAATTGGAGCATTGCCATTTTGGACTACATGTAGTAGTGAACTACAAACAATAATAACTTATATTTATACATTTGCACAAATATATGCTACATTTGTATTAATAAGTTTAAAATCTAATATAGAAATAAATTTATTTGCAATTTTTGTTATACAAATAACAGCTTTTATGGGAACATTATCTAAAAAGGGAATTATTAACAATTTTCAATGGCATTTTATATATTTATTGCAATATGCAATATTTGGACTTTTATTCTATAAAACTAAAAACTTGTTTTCATTTACAAATATAATTTATGTATTGATCATATGGACATTGAGAACAAAATTAAGCATGAATAAATTCTTTCTATGGAGTTGTGTTGGGACAATATTTTTATGTAGAAATTATCTAAAAAGTAATATTATTTTAGGTACTAGTTTGTGTATATTATATGGTATTTTTAATTATTTTGGTTTATGTTTTGATAAAAAACGGGAAAAAAATCACAATACAATAATAACCAACCAAACTATTCCTACTACAAAATTACATGTAATTGATATTAAAATGAAAAAAGAAATTGTATATAAACCAGGCCAATATATTAATATATATATTGATAAAGAAAAACGACCATATACACCTATAAATCATACAAGTAAAAAATCTATACAATTTTTTATAAAAGATTATGAAAATAACAAAATATCACAAAAAATATGTGCAATGAAAAAAGATATGTGTATTCATGTAGATGGTCCATTTGGTAAAAATTTTTATGATGTAGATAATGATCAACTCATAGTTAACAATGTACCAATTGAAAGTAAAAACATATTAATGTTTTATTGTGGTACTGGAATTACACCATTTTATAGTATATTAAACACTATAAAATCCAACACAAAATATAAATGTAAAGTATTTGGTAGTTTAAAAAATGAAACTGAAAATTATTTCAACATAAAACAAAAAATATTTTATGCAAACAACAAAATAAATATGATCAAAATCAATAAAATATTGCAAAAATATGATACAACGAATACAACTATTTTAGTATGTGGAAGTGAAAACTATTGTAAAATGTTCAAATCTATTAACAATTTTACAATTTACAATTGGTAACTGTTAAATATAGTATCCATATTTTTTTACATAATCTACCATGTTCATTTGACCCATACCATTATTACATACTGCACAAATGGGTCGTAAATTATTGATTTCTAATGTACCACCATTTGCCTCTGATATTACATGACCAGTAACAAAATCTGTATTCCTAATATAAGCTTTCTTACAGCACAAACACCTATGTTCATTAATATGTCTTCCAATATAATGATCCCATATATGAGACTTGACTGCTTTAGGTATTGCCTTTTTAGAATATTTTGGTTTTGATTCTGTTTCTGTTTCACGAAAAGCATGTGCAATAGCATGTGCAATAACTGGTTCTATTTGTTGTTCGGCTTCCACTACAATTTCAACCGGTATAGTTGTATTTTTCCATGCAAGTTTTTCATTGTATTTGCAGTGAATTTCTCCTTCAATAATAAAGTGATCTTCTTCAATGAATATTACTTTATATTTTTCTCCCTTATTGTATACTTTTTTAGAAATAATATCTTCAAAAATAACATGACCTGGAAAAAGCAACGTTTTCAAATTATTGGAATAAATACGTGATACTGGAGTATCATGTAATTGGCTGTTACTAATATAAATAATGTCATTGTTAAGTGTTTTTGGAGGATGTTTAAATGAAGATGGCTGAAAATATTTAGAGGATAATGCCATAGTATAATTTATACCATTATTTTATATCATTTTCATAATAACATTATAATATCTCTTAACATATCTTCAGTAATTTTAAATTCTTGTGATTTATTATAAATATCTACTAATTCAGCTGTATCATATTGATCTTCTAAATCAGGATATTTCTCTAAAAATAATTTTACATTTTGTATGTATAATTGTTTAGATGTAAATGGAATCATATCATCTTTATATAAGTTTAAGGATGTAAGAAGTGTTTTAAAATTGTTATCCGAAATAATTAGAGGTAACTCTTTTTGTTTCAAATAAGATCTCCACAGAAAATAGAAATCTTTATAAGTTGTAGATCCAGTTTTATGCATGGTTTCATCAATAAACATGGTGATAATATTTTCAGGAGTATTCATGTTTAAAAATAGAGTTTTTTGAATAAATTCTTCATCAGTGCATTGAGATAAAAATCCTTCTGCATTTGTATATTTAGTAGATAAATGAGTAGCAACACTGATTACGTTTAATATTTTGGTAGGAAATTTGTACAATTCAGGACATTTACCAGAAATCATGCGACACTGATCATATTTGTGATCCCAAAATTTATATTTAAAATTATCAATTACACTTTTATTGGTCATTGCATAAATTTGTTCTGTACATTTGCGAATTACTTTTTTGTAAGATGAATCAATAAAGTATACAAAGTTATCTTTTTTACCTAGAATGCAATCTCCTAAAATAGTTAAAAAATATTTAACGTGATTCTTGCATTTAAACATTGTAAGAGACTGAAATACTGATTTAATAGTAGTTACATCAGGCATACTTGCAGTAAACAAGTTTTCCTTTAATCGTTTCACGATATGTTTCTTAATTTTGTATTTCCATATTTTTAAATCATGGTCGGTTAATTCAGATAAAACATAGTGGGCAATGTCATCTTCAGATACAATAGTATAATTAGACTCTTCATATTCAATAAAAAGTTCAGTTTGAGGTATATAAAAAATAGAATGGGATTCTAAAAATTCTTTGATGTATATTTCTTTTTTGTCTGTTAATTCTTGTAATTGTATTGTTTTTTTAATGTGATGTTCTTCAATACTTTGCATAAGTAACGGCAAATGAGTTAAATAATGACACAATTTATCGTTCATATAAGGATTTTCTTTATATTTTTCAATTAAATTGGAAATAATTTCCATTCTTACTATCTAGTTAAATAGTATTTAAGTATAAATTAAAATATATACTTTTATATAATGCAAAAGTATATATGGATTGGTTTACTTATATCTTTTTTATGGGGAATACAAACAGTAATTCATAAACATTTATTGAAACATATTAGTGGTATTTCTATTATGGTATATTCTAGTATTATATATACAAGTTTACTTATTATATTTGGGTATTATAATAGAAAAATTCTTATAAAAGATTCTAAAAAAATAAATGTACGTATAGGATCTATTATTTTTTTCACTGCAGTTTTTACACTATTTTTAACAAATATTTTGTATTATTACATTTTAAAAAATCATGAATCAGGTATTGTATCTTCTCTTATATCAGCTTCGCCTATATTTACAGTTGTATTTGCTTATTTATTTTTGAAAGAACAAATTAGTATGTATGGATATGTGGGAATTTTATCAGTTGTGATTGGAGTTATTCTTATCAATATAGATAACAAAGATATAGAATATTTTTCACATTAAATCCCGATTTACAATTTCTAAATAATTATGGACAATAAGTTGATTACACATGGTAATAAAATGAAATAAACCCTATACCCGGATATACAATAACAAAATACGTCGTTTATAGGACACCAAAAATAAAAAAACGAATAAAGTAAATTTTGCATAAAATATATCTAATGTTCTTCGTCATGAATAAGTTGGATTTCTCCAGAAATTGATAGATATTGTAGACACTATTCCAGTTTGTACAAAGCTGGAATAAGGAAAAACAAGATGAACACATTAACATTCTAGATTGTTCTCATGTAGCAATTTCAACCATATTAAAAAATAAATTCATTTTTAATAAAATTATAAACAAATTACGAAATACGTTTAGTTGGAATATCAGAACTTACAATATAAAGAGAATTCTCTGTTTCTACAATATATTGCTCGCCTACCTTGTAGACTTTTATGATAGGGCTTGTATACTCATCCTCATTCTTGACTAACAACTTTTCGCCGCCGTTTGCTGCACCGCCAGTTGCAGCACCGCCCGTTGCGCCACGAACACCAATAACTACAGTCTTTGCACACGACAACAACCAATAATCTAACATAATTGGTTTATCTTTTTCTAAAGAAAGCTTAGCAACGTGTTTCATTACTAATTCACACGGTAGTTTTGGTTCTGACATGATCTAAAAGATTAGATTGCTTTAAATCGTTATTTTATTAAAATAGTTTTTTTAACTCTTTTTTTAAATAATTCTGGTTTTATATGAGTACATTTATGGTCTACAATAGATTGAAACGATTCTTTCAACAATACAACAATATAATCATATATTTTATGAATAATGGGCAATGAACATTTTCCAACAATTAAAATACTTCCGGTTCTAAAAATCATAAATGAAACTGTATTTTTTGGTACAGGAGTAGTAACAATTTCTCCTTCTTCTGTATAATAAATTTTACATTGAATTCCTGGATAAGAACACGGATCATATACTGCAGAAATTCCTTTTTCATATCGCAATTTATGGTATAAACTGTCGCGATTTATAAAATATCCGCAATTGAAATTTGAATTAATGAGAACAATTTCTTCGTTTTCTTTATTGTACTCTAAATCAGGATAATGTTCATGTAATTGATTCATTAAAATTTGTATGATATAAGGCAAATGATCTTTATTTTGTATACCAGGAATTTCTATTTTACCTGTATTGAATATTTTAATGTGAAATTCTTTAAATAAATCATTAATTAATACACGCATAATAAGAACGAAACAATTATAAAATGCACCTTTTTGCTTAAGACGATAGGATATGATATCTTTTTTAGAAATTCCAATTGTAATTTTGCTAACGTTTTTATATTTAATATTGCCGCGTTCATTTTCAATATGTTTAATTGTAGTTCTATATCCATACCTAGGAGAAGATGTAATCTGGGTATCAATATCTTGCAATTCTCCAGATGTGTTGCTATTTAATTTGATTTGTTTCTTAATAATACCTTCTCGTGGTTCATGGTAAGGTATTACAGTTAATTTCCAAAATAGATCAATTAATGGTATAGGTTGATTTAAATAAGATATGACGGTGTTTGTTGAAATATATAGTGAAGTAGAATCAGGTGCAGTATCGTTTAGATCAACTGTATAAGATGGTTGATCTAAATGAGGGGCATCATTCAAAAAGTCGTTCCATTCATCTTCTAGCTCCATTTTTACCTATATAGTACTAGTTCTTTAAGTTCAATTCTTTATTAAAATGTTGAACAACATAGTACATTACATAAATAGACACAATTATCCAAGGTGCATTCCATAGTAAAGGCGGAAACCAAAATTGTTCATTTTTTACAAAATACATTTCTATAAATACAGTTGCTAAATACCAGATTATTAGTGCAAATTGTTGCAACAAACATTAATGAATATAAATAAACATTTGTTTCATTAAATAGAATAAGCCAAAATATAACTAAAAACCCTCCTAGTATTCAATGCATTTATATGGATAAAATCTAATTATTACGAATTGAAAATGTAGTGAATTACATAATCAATATTTACATCGGCAATATGAATTGCCAGCTCAAATTCGTTTAATTTATTTAAATCATATGTATTTATGTTATGAATAATCGTATAATATAAATATTCTTTAATAATATGTTTTTTATCCATGTTATAATCACGACTAATTTCATCTATTTTTATCAATGGAGTATTAGATTTATATAAATCTTCCCATATATCCGTATGTATGATTTTGAAATGTTGGTTATCTTGATTCGTTTGCATATAATTAATCATACTTCGTATATCTGATCCAAACAATTGTTGTATATAATTTAACTGAAGATCCGTTAAATTTAATTTTTCATTAATAGAAACATGTTTTAAAAATCCTAAAATATCTTGTTTTGGCAAATGGTTAAACTTTATTTTTAAAAATAATGACTGCAACGATTCATCTATTTTACTAATATAGTTGCAAATCAAAAAAAATCGTGTATTTTCATACGTATCATTCATCAAATAAATAAGAGCCTGTTGTGCATTTTTCGTCATTGAATCTACTTCATCTAGAATAACAATTTTCAATCCATTATTAAAAAATGTTTTAGAATTTACAAAAGAATGAATTTGGTTGCGTATAATATCAATTCCCCGATCATCTGATGCATTCAAATGTATTGTTAATCCTTTATTCATTTCTTGCTTTTTTTCTTGGTACATTTTGATTAAATTAATAATAGTTGTTGTTTTACCTGTACCAGGCGGCCCAAAAAATAACATATTGGGAATATATTCTTGTTCAATCATATTTTTGAACAACAATTCATTGTATGGATTTAATACAATATTAGAAAATTTAGTTGGTCTATATTTTTCTGCCCATGGTATTTCCATGATGAAATGATTGTAATCTATTTATATTATTTAATATTGATATTATCGTGCATGCATCATTCCTGCATTACCCGAAACAAATGTAAGTACGTTATACCTTTCTTCTAATACATATAGGTTGAAACTGTAATTATATAATTTGTATACTGCTTTATTTACACCAATTTGTTGGTTCAATTCTGGATCACAAATAACTAAAAAGGTAGAATTTGGATCTAATGGTGGTGTAATCGTTGTAAATTCTAATTCTATTTTTGAAAATTTGCTTAAATTAATAGCACCAGATGGTTGTAAATTGAATGGAGATGTATGCAAAGAAAAGTTATAACAATATAAACCATCTAACCCAGAAGAACCATATCCATCACTAATTAAATATTGTTGGTCATGTAAATAAATGTTAGCCGTTCGCATTTCTTCACGAACTGTTCCATCAAATGTAATTCCTAATTGCAACAAAATACTCTTTTGATTTTCATTATGTAAATCACCCGTACCGTATAAATTAGTAATATCACCTCCAGGATTCATTCCATAACCAGTTGTTTTGTTTGTAAATGGTCCATTTGTAGTTGTATCCGGTAACAATTGAATAGGTGTTGGTAAATAATCAAATTCCCAATTTGTAAAGTTACTCCATTCATTTCTAGTATTTACATCATCACGTTGAAATACAAAAGACCAATTGGTTACTAATCCTGACGAATTTTGCAACCATACTTTGTCTGCAACAGCTACATTGGTAAATACAGATTGATAATATTCTTTGACCAAATATTTTTGTGGTTGTAGTGCAAATAGTTTTGCTTCATCTTCTGATAAAAAACAATATTGACACGACAAATGTGTATTTTCATTCCAATTTGTGTTTGTATTTGTATAAGTTAATTCAATATTGGGAGGAGGCTGTAGAAACCGATTGAATTGATGTTCTAATATAGTCATGTTGGGTGCAATAACTGGATATATATAATCAGGATCAACTACATTTCTAATTTGAAACAATTCACGTAATGGACGAACTGTAATGTCAATTTGTAAAATGTTATATTGTAGTGCAACAAGGGGGAATGCTTGTTGAGAAGTAAATCCCCACCATATAGGCAATGGAATTCGCAATTGTTTTCCGCGAATAGATGGTTCTGGTAATACGCCATTGTTATATGCAGTATTGGGGTATAAATTTGGACGATTGAAAGCATTTGCAGGATCATACATATCTACAGTGTTGCCAATCATTTCATCCCATTTCTTTTTTTGAGTTGCAGAGAGGTCGCGATTGGCTAATAATACAATATCCGTACCGGTAAGTTGTTGAATTAAATTACCGCCAATGGTAAATTTAATATTTTTAATCATCATTGCACCTAAATTTTTAATCCAATTAAATTCATAAGGTACCCATTCATTAGATTTTTGATTTGGATAAATGGGACTATAAATATCTGGAATTTGAATCACAAAATAAGTATCCATAAGTAGTTCTGCGTACCGTTTCACTTTAAAAGAGTACGTCGTTTCTGTAGTTGTAGCTAATTGTCGTAATCCTTCATAATCTAGCCTAAAATTTTGAATTCCAAAGTTGGTGATTCGTTTATAAGTACTAGACCAGTATGTTTTTTGTGGATTTCCGTGTAGAATGATATTTTGATTCCCCATCGCAACTAAATTTAATAATCCTCCTACCATATAACTAATTCATAATATAATTTGTATTTAATATATTGTTTGGTTTAAACTTTAAAATGTCAATAGTATTGGTTGTTGTTTTGAACATGTCTTTACCGTAAATATCTTGAAGTAAAAGCCATTCAAATAAACCGCCAATGTATACATAAACAGATCCACCTAGTTTTGAAATTTGTGTATATTTTAAATAAATTGTTTCATCATTACTATGTTTACCGTAAATGATAATATTATTTTTGCATTTGATTGCATTTTCAACTTCTGTAATTTCATTAGAAATGGGAACGGTTTTATAAATTAAAATAGTTTGTTCGTTAGCAGGAAGGGTGTTAATAATTAAGATACGTTCATTGGTTTGTGCATATTGTATATCTTGAAAACTTACTTTTTTGGTATTGTGGTTACCCATAGTTAATGATAGAATATACTATTTAATTGTAAACAAATTATAAAATTGAAAGAAAATAGAATACATTAAGAATATATAAAATGTCTCTTATTCAGCTTCCACCTGTGATTGTTCGTTCGGTAAATATCCAGAACGTAAAAGATGCGCTTAAAGACCTGTTTGGAGTGGAATGTGTGAAAGAGTGCAGTTTTGAAGAACAGAATATTGCCTATGTTAAATTCTTGCCGATGCAGCCATGTACGTGTTTGGAATTCTTCAATAAATTGTCGGGGTCGGTTGCGTTCAATTATAATGGAATACGGTATGTGGTAGATTCTCAATACATTAATATATAAATTTATAATCGTTTTATATTATATATGAATTTTTTTAAATCAAAACCAACCGTTTATACCACATATGAAAGTTATAAAAAAAGTGATGAAGCAAATAGTGTATTTATGTTAATGTATTTTGTATATGGCGAACATTTACATAAACGTAATTATAATGATGATACTTCTATAAATAATTTTTTATCAGAACAGACTTCAATGATTACTACTTATTACAATCTGTATAAAGATGTCATATCTACAAAAATACAATTACTTCAACAATTTGTAGATAAGCATCAGTTTGATGGTGATGCTGAATTTGAATTTAAAAAAAAAATTGCACAAACAATACTAAATGGATTAAAAAAATTACAAGAAAAAAACATATCTACACAACCAATTGAAGGAGCAGGAAGAAAATTTAGGAAATCTAGAAAAGGTAAACGTAGAAATAGAAAATCAAAAAAATATAGACGTTAATATATGGATCCCACTGGTATGCAAAGTGCTTCTGTTCCTAAACAGAGCGCCGAATCAAGAGAACAACAAAGGATTGCTAATGGAAGAAAAAATTTTGAAACGTTTGAAACAATTTCTAAGGGTGATTATACAAATAATTCAGAAATAATAGAAAAAATAAATGAAATTGTAAACGAAAACCTAGATCGAGATAGAGACAGTGTAGTTCTAGATGGACTCAGTAAAGAAGATTATATATATGAATTAATAGGAAAAAAATTACTTAGAATGATTGGTGAATTAAACCAATACAAAGATAGTGTACAACCTTCTATATTTGAAAAACAAATAGATATAATTAAAACTATAATGAAAGAAAGAGGTTATGATGTTAATTTTGGTGGTGGTACATTACATAAAAAATCTAGAAAAGGTAAACGTAGAAATAGAAAATCAAAAAAATATAAACGTTAAATTTCATTCATGATTTTATTCATAACTGTTATTGTATCTGTAATTGATGCTATTTTATCTTCAGCTAATTCCATTATATCTCCAAATGTAATTAGCTTTGCTGGTTTGAATGACGTATCAAATATCTGGTATTGATTATTTATAAATTGTACATAATAATTCATGTGTGGTACTAAAATTCCTATTTCAAAAATTGGCAATTCTCTATAAGAAGCTACATACGTATTATTTTTCCACTCTTTTTTAACAATTGTAAATGCCATTTTTGTGTAATCTATTTTTATTTTTTTAATCAATTTTAAATACACTTAAAATTGATATAATTAAGATAACTCCTATTTAATAAAATATGAATATTGATTCATCGTTGGAAGATTTGAAGAAACAGTATGAAATATTCAATGCAGACAAATCTACATACAAGTCAAGTAATGATGAACCAACTCCAATCCCATGTATTGAAGAT